ATGTAGCCCCATCCAAGTTTCGAGCGATTCAAACATTTTTTTGGCATCCTCAACAGTTACTTGAACAAGATTTCGAGTTTCTGCATTCATTGCTGTTTCTGCCATAGTGCTTGCATCCAATTCTCCCAATCCTTTACAACGAGCAACCGTAACAACGTTCTTCAAGCTAGGAAGTTCTTCTTCTTTTTCCTTTTCAGTGTAGAAGTAAACCATCGTATCATTTTTAAGCTTAACTTCGTAAAGAGGGGTTTGTGCCAGATAAATGTGACCTTTAGAAATTAATTGGGGCATTAATCGATGGAACATTGTAATGATTAAGCAAGCAATTTGTTGCCCATCTGGATCAGCGTCGGTGCTAATAATAATCTTTCCATACCGTAACTTTTTAACATCAAATGTATCTAAATCTTTGTTTTTTCTATCTGTTTCGATCCCACAACCTAACACCTTAACCAAATCTGTAATTACTTGATTCGAGAAGATTGTCGTATAATCTGCTTTCAAACAGTTAAGGATTTTACCACGTAAAGGGTAACATGCTTGGAACATAGCATCTCGAGCAAGTACTATCGAACCAAGAGCTGAGTTTCCTTCTGCAATGAACAACTCACAGTCTTCACCATGCTTCTTGCTATCAACAAGTTTTTCCACTTTATTTCCAATACCATCTACTCGTTCAGTAAGTTTCTTCTTCAAAGCTTGTTTAGCTTTAGTTGATGCAGTGTTATGTTTTTGTACTTCAAGTAAGTGTTTGATGATCTTCTTTAAACCAGATTCATTTTCAACTTTCATTACTTCAAGCATACCAGTAACATGCTTCTGAGCTAGTTTTTTATACAGCTTCTTGTTAGTTGAAAGCTTAGTCTGATTTTGGAACTCAACTTTATTTGAAAGGGCCACAAGGACAAAACTAATTGATGATTCAATATCAGCTGTCAAGAACGCTGTTACATTTTTAGGGAATAATCGATTGTCTTTACAATACTTATTAGCAAACAACCGAATACCAGCAATTACACCATCATTGAAACTTCCACCTTCAGATAAGTAAGTCAGGTTCAAGTAAGACTCTTGTACAGGTTCAGGAGTAGTTGAAAGTACTAGCTTGATTTCAGTACGTTCATCTTCATCTGTATAAAGAGCTGCTGCAGAATTCAAGATAGGTGAAGTTGAGTTGTTACCGACTAAACTTCCGTAATAGTCCTCAACTGATTCGTAGTGGTACGTTTCTTCATTTCCAACATGTAAGTACTTTAAAGTTACTTTTGATGATCCAACCGCAAAGCGTTTAACGATTTCACGAACTTCAACCCATTCATAAGTTGTAACAGGGTAAACTTCTGGATCAAGTTTGAAAGCAATTTTCGTACCGTGCAACTCGTTGCTGCATTTCTCGATTTTCAAATCTTCGACCAGTTCTCCACCATTTTCAAACTTCAAAGTATGTTTCTTGCCACCGTAATATGATTCCACGTGAAACATTGCGCTTGTATAATTAAGCACCGTGTTTCCAACACCGTTAGTTCCTGTACTTGTGCTTTCGTTTACTTCATACTTTGTTCCAGCAAAAAGAGTACGGAAAAGTAATTCATAATTTTTAACACCATCTGTCTCTCCGGCAATCGGAATTCCACGACCTGTATCTGTAACTTGAATAGTTTGTAAGTCTTCGAATAATTCAACTGTAACCGTGCCTGAATCAAAATTGTTAATAATTTCATCTGTGGCATTAGCGATTACTTCTTTCAAACCGTGAGTGTAGTTGTCTCGTGAACCGTACCAAACAGAAATCTTATCTCTCGATTTTTGTCGGTCATCTAAAGCTCTGATTTTGTCGTTATTTTGATTAGTAGTCATTAAGCAAATTCCTTCCTTGATATATTTCCATAAATTGGAATATCTCTCTATTTATAATTATATCAAGGTAGGAACCAAACGTAAACAAATTTAGGTAATATTGCCTACATTTCACTTAAACTATTAATCTTATCTAAAGCAGCTTTAACATCTTCTGGACTCAACTCATTATTCTTTGCAGTTGGAGTAGCGTTTTGTTGCATTTCTTTTTCTCGTTCCTTCATCCAACCGGGAACATTCTCCATTCTCGGCTTTTTATTATAAGTACGTGTCGGTTTAACAGGAGCTGGTTTCCATACAGAAAGTCTATAACGAAGAATTGATTTATATTGTCTATCAGTATCGATAACAAGTGTCTCGTCTTCAAGGACCTTCTCTTTAACCTCATCAAATGGAACATTAGGAAATTCTTCTCTCAAATTTTGGTCAATATCATCTCTACTACTACTACTACTACTAAAATCGTTAAAATCATTCTCTCTAGTATTAGTATTAATAGTGGTCAACTTTTGTTCTTCTAGAAGGTCAACTTTTGTTCTTCTAGGAGGACAACTTTTGTTCTTCTGCTCAGAATCCTCAGGAGAACAAAAGTTGTTCTTCTGCTCAGAATCAATGTTTTCTGCTTTTCTCTCATTTTCTTCCATTTCTGTATCAACAATCTTGTTTATTACATAAATATCCTTTTCGTCATACTCACATTTCAGAATGTAAAGAAGATTCGTCTTACCTTGACCAAGTTGTTTTTGATGTAAAAGACCGTACTTCTCAAGCTCTTTTTTCATTGAACGAAATGTCGTTGGTGACCATCCGAAAATTTCTGCTGCACCTTCTTGAGACATACGAACATAATAACGACCTTCAGAATCTTTCCAATCGTGAGTCATACTTAATTTCATTCTATCGAACAAAACCATGTACAACTTCAAAGCATTCGGTTTCATAGATTTATATTTTTCTCCAAGAACAAGGACTTTCGGAATTTGAAAATATATTAGACTGTCCATATCTTTATCAGTAAAAAAATTCATAATTTGTCGCTCCTTTTTTAGTTGAATTCAGGAACAACATCTGTTAGAATGAGCATATAAATGCAAAACACCAATAAGAGCGCATTAAAAAAATGAGAACTTTGGTCGGTTATTCGTTTAGATGTTGCTCCTGGTAGCAGAGTTGGCGCTCTGCTATTTTTTTTTTTTTATTTTGGTAGAAACCATTAGTTGACTCTAACTTTATTCAATGATAAAATTTAGTCAGTAGTTGAGTTAAGCAATTAACTTATTTTCCCGTACTTTTCTTCTCCGATATGTACGGGATTTTTTTTATTCTTAAAAGTAAGGTTCAAGATAATCTTCCCTGCCGCAATGACTGCAAACTTCGGTCGAGCTTGAAGTTTCGTTACATAACTCGCAATAGGCTTTCCCTATCCTTTCATCATCAATAATCTCAGACACTAGTTCTTCAGGTATTCGTACTCCATCTTCAGCAATCCCTGGTATTGGGACAGTGTTGAATTCATACTTAAACAATACATCAGTATCTACTTCTATATAAGTCCCTGAAATTTTTTCTAATACTCTTTCCCAAAAATCATCTTGATCCTCAAATTGAAGATACATTTGTAAAGCATCTTCTCTAATTTTAATTTTCAAGATTTCACCTCCTTGATTATAGTTTAATTATAATCTAGTTCAGTACAAAAGGACATTAAAAAATAGACAAAAAAATAAGCCCGCAAGGGACTTATTTCGCGTTTTCACTAGAATTATTCAAAATAGTGATCAGAACAAAGGGATAAGTAAGTATTTTTCTCTGAAACAAAGAGCTCTCCAGCTTTAGAAACTTTTCCTCTAGAAATTCTAGCATTATGAGATGCAATAAGATTACAATTCTCTTTTTGGCACATCATGTCAATTCTTTTAATATTCTCTTTTTTTACAACTTCTAATAAGTATTTCGATGATTCAAAATAATCGTTTAGAAAAGTTGTTTCTAATCCATAAAAACGAACATCTACATGCTTTTCTTCAGAAAGTTCAATTATCATTTTAACAGATTTAGAAGATAAAAATTGAATTTCATCGATGTAAATTTCTTCTAAATCTCCTACATCAAAAATTTTAGCAAGGTACGAAATAGAATCATCAGGAAGCTTAGAGTTTATGTTGAGAGAAGGAAGAAATTTTCCATTTCTACTTTCTACTTTCCCTAAGGTTCCGATTTCTTTGGCTAGCTGAACAGATACAGCAGCTCTTCTTTTCTTGCTCGAAATAAAGTCTTCAATAAGTTGGCTAGATTTACCAGATCCCATCAATCCAGTACAAAATGTTATGGTCATATAAAGTTCCTCCTGTTAAAAGTTACTTTATATTTATATCTGTTATCAGAAAAACGTAAATCAGTTTTGAACTTCTTCTTCGTCTAAAATTCCACGTTCTTCAAGACGTTGAACAATGTATTGATAATCTGCTACTGGAAGAATTTCTCCGTAGATTCTGAAGTATCGTTTGCATAATTCAGATACAAACTGTTCAAAAGGTTGGCATGCAGTAAAAATACCTTTCATTCGAATACCGTCTAAAATTTGTTCATATTGTGTCATGATTATTTAACCTCCTGTTCAGATAAATATTGTTTGAAATTTCCAGACTCTATGGGCTTTCCTAGGCCTTTGTTTTTTGTGTTAAAGAGATACATATGACATTGTTTATAAAAGCCCTCAGAAGTCCTGCAAATGCCTTGTATACGCTCATAAAAGTTATAGTTCGAGTTAGGTTCAAAATAACCTTCAAGTCTGTCAAGATGTTTAATTGTATCTTCTAAATATTCTTCAGAAATTGTGATCAACTGTCCGTAAACTTTGTTGTCTTTATTAACTGATTCTACCATACATGGGAACATTGCTGTTTTGTAAATATAAAGTTCCATTCCACTAACTTCTACTTCTTCAATTGAAACAATGCTATCTTCTTCAAATAAATGATGGTTCGAGCAATTTGTCATTAATGTACCGTAAACAAAGAATTGATTCAAGTTTTCCATTTCATTTCCTCTTTTCGTTAATTGATTATATAGGTGAAACACAAAACTAGCACTAGGCTAGTTTTGAGAAGAATTTTTGAACTTTTTTGTAATGTTTTTTTGTCTTTTCTGAAAGGTTGAACTCTTCAAACATGATTTCTAACGCTTCTTCATTTGTTCGGCCTTGGTATAATTTTTTTACTTCAGTTTTTTCTGCTGCTGTTTCAACTAATTTGTGTGTTAATTCAATCCAGGCTTTAATTCTATCAATCTCTACTGTACCTTGAGCACCACGAAACTCTATTGTTCCGTATTTCACGTAAGCTTTGTTATTAAGAGTAACGTATCTCGTTGGTACAGCTTTTTTAAATTCTTCAATTGAATTTGAATTTAGTACTTGGTTTACATAAGTTGAGATTGGTCGGCAGTAAGTATTGTTTTGACGAGCTGGAGATTGAATTGATTGGATTGCGTTCAATTCGTATTTAGCGTATAAGCTGTAAATATTTTTGATTTGTTCTAAGTTTAAATCACTGATGTCATGGTGAATATGTAAACCAGTTTTTACTGAAGAGCGACATTTTAATTCTTTTCGTAAAACGTGACATACGATTTCTAATTCATCAGTATTTGTAAGAGGTGGTGAAACAATCTCCCATCCGTTAATTGAACCGTCATATTGTACTTTCCATGAAGTAGATGTAGGTGAGCCATAACCAGCACGGATTGTATCAATTCCAGCATTTTGTAACGCTTCAACTACTTCTTCTTGTGATTTACTTGTTGCAACTTCTAACTCAATTCCAAATTTTAATTGTCTCATTTTTCTCTCTCCGATTCTTTAGTAGTTGTGAGTTTTTTTATTTCTCTCTCTCTCACTAAATTAATTATAACATATTATGGAAGTTACGTACATATATTTATGCAATTTTTTGGATAAAAATACAACTTTTTTTGATTCGAATAGGACTTTCGAAGGATGTTATTCTGAAGCCATACGGGGTCCGTGACGGGCTTTTACTACCACCCTATATATTACCTTTAACAAAACTTTATTGTTGAAATTCCCGTTTTTTTCAAAATAAATGTTTACATTTTAATAAGTTTGTGATTAGAATTAAAGATTAATGTTCCAGTACGTACGTTCTGTTTCACCCGATTTACAGAATAAAAAAAAGCAGTAGAATTAACTACTGCTAAACGAATCCACCTACATCTTCGAGCTCTTTGCTTTCAACTTTATCTTTAGGATGATTGTCTTCAAAGTGTATAGGTTTTGTATTTTTATTCAAATTTTGAATAGGTTCGTTTTTAGTATAATTAGAAGATTTTCTTCGTTCAATATCTTGTCTTATGAGATTTCTTAAATAGAAAGCGATTCCATTGTTATCTTTTTCTTCTTCAAGAATTTCACAAATATCAGGGTACTTTTTGCGATTTATGTTCAGTTGGTACAAGAAGACATCATCTTTTTTCAAGAGAAAATTTCCTCGAATTTGTTACCGTATTTCGCAAGCAATCCAACTGAATTAGAATAATATTCCTCAAAATCTTCAGAAGTACAAACTGAAACATCTAAGTACCCAAGTCTTTCTAAAGCTTCTTTCATTTCCTTGGCTGTTCCTCCTGTACAAATAATTGGATATTTGTATTCGATATGAGGACAAGATTTCGCCACCTGATTTGATAAATCCCAAGCAGTATTTCGAAGTGTACCTCCGTTCAAAGTAAGACTGTCTTGTTTACTGATTGATCCATTAATAAGGTACAATACGTTAGTTGTCATAGAACCTGCATCAACAATTACTATGTTCTTTTTGTCTGTATAATTTGTAGCTCCTAATCCTTCTGCTGCTACTAAAATATTCTTAATTTCGAATTCGAATGGAACAGAATCAATATAAGCTACTTTCATTCCTAAAAATAGTTGTGTGAAGTATTCTTTATCATCTTTCATACTTGGATAAGGACTAGTAAGAATTAAGTTGAAAGTTCTCTCATTTGTTTTTAAATAAATTTCGTGTAGAGCTCTTGTAAGACGAATTTGAGCTTCATGATGGCCTTTTCGAATGTTTCCAAAGTACATTCTATCTTCGTTTCCTGAATAGAAGTTTTTAGCCCCTTCTCCAGAGTAATAATCGAAACCACCAAATGCTACTCGTTTAACTCCATCTAAACTCTCGAACCCTTCTACTTCTTTGTAAGGAGATATTACAGAAGAAAACGAACCAGCAATAATTTCCCCTTCATTTTTAAATGCGTACTTCGTACTGAAGTTCCCAACGTCTACCACTACTGTTAAGGTCATTTAATAATTCCTCCGATTGAAATTTCTAAAGGACTTCTTGTCCTCATTCCAATTCTACCAATGTTAAATAAAAAAGTAAATAAAAACTTATTTAAAACTTATTTAAAAACTTATTTAAAAACTTATTTAAAAAGTTATTTGAGAAAAGGAATATAAGTTAATTGATAGACAAACATAGACATTAAAGAACTTAGAGTTTATAATTTATAATAAAATTAAAAAAATCTCCTACCTGGCAGGGTAGAAGATTTATTAGTAGTATTAGGCGATCTCAAGATATTGTTCAGCAATAATTTTTTGAAGTTTCTTTTTTAGTTTCACAATACGTTGGTTGGCAGCCTGTCTTGTGATTCCGTATTTATCAGCATAATTTTGAACAGAGAATTCTTTCTTGTTAAGTAAAGCTTTTAGAGTGTCTTCTTCATCTTCTGAAACATTTTCTTGAATGATGGCAGTCAATTCAAGGAATGAAAGATTATCGGAGGAATCACCATCTGAAGCGAATAAATCTTCTAACTTGAGATCGTCACTATTTACTGGAGCATTCATAGAAACTGAAACACCTTGATTCTTTAATGAATACTTATGATAAGTAGCGTTTCTAATTCCTTTTTGTAATTTTGGATAAAGATATGTTGTAAAGCAATATCCTTGTTCGGGATCATACTGCTCATAAGCTCTCCATAGTTCAATCTCCATGATTTGCATAAAATCTTCTTCTTCAACTGAGTTGAAAACGAATTTGTTATTAGCTTGTCTCATCATTTTAAATACCATTGGGATGAATCGTTCACGAGTTTCTTCGAAATTCATTAGTTGTGTTGTACCGTCAGAAAAAATAATAGTTTTTGTCATGTGCTTATATTCCACCTTGTCAATTAGATTTTTACTAAGTAATTATATCTGCACTTAGAAAAACGTAAATTGGAATATAACAAAAATTTCAAAAAAATTTTCAGAACTGATGTTCCCTTCAAAGAGTATAAGAAAGGATGTCTTATCTTCAAGATGAATAAGATAAGAACTAGTGTTCTGTTAAAGGCTGTAATTAATTAACTTTACTGAATTTAACATAAAAGTTAATTGGTAGAGATAGATTACAGAATTTAATTTGTAGTTTGAAAGATTTGATTGTCAATTTCATGTAGTTCAGTTGAGAAGAGAATTCTGGTGGATGAAGAGGTGATGTTTCACCGAACTTACCAAAGAGAATTGTTCTTCGTTCTTGTCATGTTGTAATTGATTCCAGTTAGTTTTTCTTAGAACGAATTATTCTTAGTAGATAACGTATGTTCTATTTTTTTGTTAATAAGTGAATTTATATATCACTCATTAAATTAATTATAACAAATTTTGTAAGTTACGTACATCTTATGAACTACTTACATATTACATAATATTCTAAGGGTGGTACATATTTACTAACAGATAATAATGAATTGTAAAATTTTGTCAAAACCAGAAAGCTAAATGTTATTTTTATGATATAATTATCTATAAAAAAATCTCGATTTCAAAGGAAACCGAGATCAACAATTACTTTCACTTAACAAGTTAAAAAGAAGTAAATTCACTCGCATTTCACCTTTTTCTCTGGTAGGTAGATAATGCTTCTACAAGCGGGGTCTGACTCATGAATACAATTCAATTTACAGTGACCGGTTCGTTTTGGGTTTTCACCAAATTCCCTTGAGCCTTTTCTATTAGCTCCTTTGTAGAACTATCTATTCATTTTTATGTATTTCTTATAAGTAGTATACACTATAAAAGCCCTTGTGTACAAACATTTATAAAATTTGTACAACAAAGGCTTAAAAGGTAAAAATTTGATTATTTCTTAATTTTTAGGCACTGTTCGTCCTTAAATTCATCAATAATTCTGTTATCCAAGGCTCTTTTCAAGTAAGAACACTTTTCTCGATTCTTATTACATTTGACGCAATTTTTTTCAATAAAACGCTCTAGATGTTTTTTATTGTCAAAAAATCCAATTGCTTCATGTTCGAAAATTTTAATTTCAATTCGAGGGTTAGAAGAATCGATATAAAGTCTATCTACAACTGGAAGAGCAATATCATCATCTACATATACTCCCGCTTTCGATAAGACATCTAACATAACTTTCAAGAAATTATTTGGATCTTTTCTTTTTCTGTCAAGATAGAAAGTGCATAGAACGGTAACGAGTTTTCCTTTTTCTGGCTTAATCCACTTCTGTTCACGAATTTGATCCCTTACATAGTCTTCAAAGAAGGAATTATAAACTTCTGTTTCTCGAGACGGATATACTTGAACGAATCTTTTACCACGAGAATTAGCTACTCGATAATTCAAGTAGCTGTTTACTGATGGTGGTAAAGGTGAAATTAATTCTAAAATTTTCTTTGTCAAAATAGATTTCCTCCTGAAATACGAAGAACATCATCTAATACGAAATCATTTTCAGCATCAATAATAAACGATACTCTACTCTCTGAATCTTTGAAATCTTCAGAATCAGATTTTAGTCTTCTTTCAAGCTCATTTTTATTATCTCCACGTTCAAGTCCACGGTTCAATAAAGTTTCATAGCTTACTTTCAGAAGAATACCACAAACATTTTCTTTACCAAATGTTTTCTGAAGTTCAACGAATCCGTTCATTTCAGTTACGATAAAAGAAGTTTTGCGTGGATCAAGAGAATCTTTATGAACAGCATAGTTCCAAATAGTACCGTAAACGTTTGTAAATGAATTCTTCAGAATCATACTGCCTTGTTTATCTAGCTCATTGTACTGCTCATTTGTGATGAAATGATAATCGTATCCATCTTTTTCATTCACACGAATTGGACGAGTTGTATAACTGACAATTGTATTAGCACCGATGTTTTTGAGTGTTTTCAAAAGAGTAGTTTTACCTGAACAAGATGGACCTAAAAGAACATAAATCATTTAACGGCTCCCTGCATGATTAAGTTTGAAAGATGGCCCTTAACAAATTGGTAAGCAGCTTCAAGTTCTTTTGAACATACTGGATTAACGACTCTCAAAAGTTCATTTTCATTTTTGTCAGTGAAGATGAAAGTTTGGAAGGTAGTTAAATCAAATTTTTCGATTGTTTCTTCATCTACTGGATAAGTTTCTACGTCACAATCTTGAAAGTTTGATTTGTGGATTTGACCTTCAATGTAAGCGTTTAATGGATTTTTAGGATGTCTGAAATATAAGATTCGAATCATGATGTTGTTCCTCCGATTGGGTAGTTGGGTTATTAGCAGCTAAGAAGCTGTAGATATTAAAGAATATCTACAACGATCTTAGACCAGTTTTCTAAACATTCATAAGTTGTTGGCTCTTTAAGTTCAGCTAACGAATAAAATCGACCGGCTAATTGATCTGTCTCTCGAACCGATATTTCTTCATTCTCAGGAAGTTCAAGGATGGCAAGAATTCCGATGTGAACTTGACCAACTTCATCTTCGTCATCATTGATTAAACCGATGATTTCAAGCTTTACATTATCAAGTTTTACTTCAAGCTCTTCATCAATCTCGCGAGTAAGGTTGTCTAATAACACGCTGTTGAAAGAAGATTTATTATTTGAATCAATCGGATTCATGTGACCGCCTACACCTAATGAAAGTTTGCTGTG